TGAATCGTTTTGTGCAGATTCGCGCGCGTTTGGACAAAGTATGCGAAAGAAGGCCGGAGAAAACTGGATTTACACATATTACCAGGGACTTAACGATGGGACATACACCGCCGGCCGGTTTGTGCACCTGATTTATGAGTATCTGGTGCACGGACTCGAGGACAAGAGGTTTTTCTTCGACGCCAAGAAGGCAAACGCTGCGATCGAATGGATTGAGGAGCACTGTTTTCACACTGAGGGTCCGCTCGCTCCGAATCGGCTGGAGCTGGCGGTCTGGCAGAAGGCTTTGATCTCTGCGATCTTCGGGATCGTAGACGGATCAGGCACCAGACAGTTCCGGGAGATCGTCCTGGTCGTGGCCCGGAAGAACGGCAAGTCCAAACTGGCAAGCAGCATTGCGGACTACGTCTGGCGCTCCGGATCGGAGGGATATGGGACGCGGGTGTTCTGTCTGGCTCCCAAGCTGGAGCAGGCGGATATTATTTACAATGACGTCTGGCAGATGACGCAGCTGGACCCGGAGTGGCAGGAACTGAAGGAGCTCAGCCTGGTAAAGGACACCCAGCACCGGAAGGTGAACGACGACTCGATGCTGGCGAGGCACCGCCAGACGGATCTGTCGATTCCGGGGACGAACAGCACAGTCAAGAAGATCGCCTTCTCTGCCAAGAAGTCCGACGGCTTTAATCCTTCCCTGACGATCTGCGACGAGGTCGCAAGCTGGTCCGGCGATCAGGGGCTTAAACAGTACGAGGTCATGAAGAGCGCCATGGGTGCGCGGCCGGAGGGCCTGATGCTCTCCTGCACGACATCCGGATATGTAAACGATTCGATTTATGACGAGCTGATCAAACGGTCAACTCGTTTTTTAATGGGTGATTCCAAGGAACGGCGCCTGCTGCCGATCCTGTACATGATCGATGATGTCGATAAATGGAACGACATTAACGAACTGAGGAAGTCTAACCCGAATCTCACCGTGTCGATCACTGTCGACTACCTTCTGGAGGAGATCGCGGTCGCCGAGGGGTCACTGTCAAAACGCAGCGAGTTTATCACCAAGTACTGCAACGTGAAACAGGCAAGCTCCCTTGCATGGCTCGACACGAACACCGTCGGGAAGTGCTTCGGAGATCCGCTCCGGATCGAGGACTTCAAGGGGAGTTACTGTGTCGTCGGTGTCGACCTCTCCCAGACGACCGACCTGTCCAGCTGCTGCGTCCTGATCCGGAAGGGCGGAGAGGACTATGTATTCTCGCAGTTCTTCCTGCCGGGGAACAAGATCGACGAGGCGATCAGCAGGGACGGGATTCCTTACCGGCAATATGTCGACCGCGGACTCCTGACGCTGTCCGGGGAGAATTTCGTCGACTTCCGGGACTGTTACAGGTGGATCATCGACCTGTACGAGAAATACGAGTTATATCCGCAGTACGTCGGGCTTGACCGTTACTGCGCCCAGTACCTCCAGCAGGATCTCAAGACCTACGGATTCCTGACAGACACGATCGGCCAGGGATTCAACCTGTCACCGGTGCTCCGGGAGATGGAGGGCCGGATGAAGGACGGCACCGTACACTGCGGTGATAATGATCTGCTCAAAATACATTTTCTGGACGCTGCACTTAAGACGGACACGGAGCTCGCCAAGGTCCGCCTGATCAAGCTGGCGCCGACCGCACACATTGACGGCGTCGCGGCTCTTTCGGATGCGTTCGCGATCCGGATGTTCAAGGGCGAGGAGCTGGGCGACCGGCTCGAGAACGCATGAGGACGTGATCATGGGACTTTTCGATTTAATTTTCAAAAACCGGCCGAAGGAACGCGGGACATACCAGGGGAGCTATAAGCTGCTGAACGGGTATATGCCGCACTTCTCGCAGTGGGGCGGGGACGTGTACGAGAGCGAGCTGATCCGGGCCGCGATAAATGCCAGAGCTACCCACATTTCGAAGTTGCGGATCGAGATGCTGGGCGCGGCCCGTCCGGCCCTCCGGGCCAAGCTCCAGCACGCCCCGAATGAGATACAGACGTGGAGTAAGTTCCTGTACAGGCTGTCGACAATACTGGACGTGCACAACACGGCTTTTATTGTGCCGGTGTATGACCGGTATGGCGAGCCGTCTGGGATATATACAGTCTTGCCGTCCAAGTGTGAACTGGTGCAGTACGGGAACGTGCCATACCTGCGGTATAAGTTCGACAATGGTGAGGTCGCCTCGATCGAGCTGGAATACTGCGGAGTTATGACAAAGTTCCAGTACAAAAACGACCTCTTCGGTGAAAACAATCATGCCTTATTCCCGACGATGGACATGATCCACATACAGAATCAGGGCATCGAGGAAGGTGTCAAGAGTGCGGCATCGTATCGCTTCATGGCCAAAGTTTCCAACTTCACCAAGAGCGAGGATCTGGCCAAGGAAAGACGCAGGTTTACGGCAGAGAACTTCTCCCGGGAGTCAGAGGGCGGAGGCATCCTGCTCTTCCCGAACACATACACGGACATTAAGCAGGTCGAGGCTAAGCCGTGGGTCGTCGATGCGGATCAGATGAAACTGATCAAAGACAACGTGTTCGAGTACTTCGGCGTGAACGAGGAGATTCTGCAGAGCAAGGCTTACGGCGATGCCTGGAGCGCGTTCTATGAGTCAGTCATCGAGGCGTTCGCCGTGCAGTTTTCCGAGGTGATGACCAAGATGCTGTTCACCCTGCGCGAGCAGAGCCAGGGCAATCTGGTCATGGCAACGGCGAACCGGCTGCAGTACATGAGCAACCGGGACAAGCTGGACGTCAGTACCCAGCTGGTCGACCGTGGCCTGATGAGCATCAACGACGCCAGGGAGATCTGGCAGCTCCCGCCTGTCGAGGGCGGCGATGCCCGGATCATCCGCGGCGAGTATTACAACGCAGACGATCGGGTCTCGGAAGGAGGGGACAATGAAAGCGGATCGTGAGTATAGGACGATGGAGCTCCGGGCCCTGCCGTCCGAAGTGGAAGAAGAAAAGAAGTATATCGTGGAAGGTTACGCTTCCACGTTTGAGCCCTATGTCCTGTTAACCATGGACGGGATCGACTACAAGGAACAGATCGAGCCGACGGCATTCGACGACGCGGATCTGTCCGACGTAGTTTTCAGAGTTGACCACGAGGGCCGCGTGTATGCCCGCACCTCCGCCGGAACGGTGGAAGTGTGGCATGACGAGCATGGCCTCGGTCAGCGTACCGACTTAAGTCGTACCGCGGCGGCGCGGGAGTTGTTCGCAGATATTGAGGCGGGTAACTATCCCAAAATGTCGTTCGCGTTCAGAGTCGCAGAAGACGGCGACACATACGACAAGAAAACCCACACCCGGATAATCAAGCGGATCGAAAAGGTGTTTGACGTCTCACCTGTATCGTTCCCCGCTAATCCGGGGACGGAGCTCTCAGTATCTACACGCGACTATTTCGACGGAGTGATCGAGATGGAACGAGCGGAGCGACTCGCAGCGGAGCAGAGGGAGAGACAGAAGCAGAAAATCAGAATTTTATCGGAGGTCTGATATGGATCTGAAAGAAAAGACCGTCGAGGAGCTGATGGAGCGCAGGGACGCGATCATCGCGGAGCTGGATGCCCCTGAGGCGGATCTCGATGCTCTGGAGGAAGAGACCAGAGCGATCAAGGCCGAGCTTGAGGAGCGCAAGGCGGAGGAGGCCAGGAAGGCTGAGATCCGTGCCGAAGTCGCTGCCGGTGCCGGCGAAGTTGTCAACGATTTCCACGAGGAAGTCAGAGAGGAAAGAAAAATGTACGGAAGAGAAACCGAAGAATATCGTGCCGCATTCATTGAGAACCTGTTCGGCCGTGCGACCGAGGAGCAGCGTGCCATCCTTGCCGATAACACCAACTACGGCGACGGCATTTCCCTCCCCGTAGCACTTGATTCCCAGATCTGGGATCAGGTCAACGAGGCCCACCCCATCCTTGCGGATGTCGCGACTATCCGTTCCGGCATCGCGATCAAGGTGTCCAAGGTCACCCCTGCGGCGATCACCAAGAAGATGGACAAGGCCACATCTACCGAGCAGGGCACCACGACCGCTGAGGTCGTTCTGGTCGGTGCGGACTATCACACCTATGTGACCGTCTCCTATGCCGAGGCGAAGATGAGCCAGGGCGCCGTAGAGCAGTTCCTGGTCAAGGAAATCGCCGACGCGATCGGTGAGGCTCTTGCCAAGGACGTGTTCGCCCGTATCCTGAGTGATGCCACCACCGCCCAGAAGGTCACCGCGACCAGCGACCTGTTCGAGGATCTTAAGGCCGCGCTGGCGCTTGCCAATAAGGCTAACCGCCCGGTTATCTACGCTCCCTCGGCTCAGTATTACGAGATCCTGGGTGCGATCAAGAGCGGCTCTCCTTACAACATGGCTGCGGCTCTCGGATGCCCTGTCAAGCTCGACAATGCGGCAACCGGCGTAACCGTCGTCGACCCTAACCTGTTCGTGCTGAACATCATCCACGACACCATGATCGAGTCCGAGCGCGATGCCAAGAACGCCGCGTTCGTGATCGCCGGCTATATGCGTGCCGAGGGCTGCCTGCGCAAGACCCAGGCTGCGGCATACATCGCCTAATCAACTACGAGGGGCGGGAGAGATCCCGCTCCTCCTTTCAAGTAAGGAGGCGCTAAATGCTTCGTAAGGTCAAGATGGCGATGCGGATCGCCTCCGGCACGTTCGACGAAGACATCCAGCGGATGATCCTGGAATGCAAGGACGATCTGCGTGTCGCCGGAGTCACCGGCACCGACGTCGAAAACGGCATTATCGAAACAGAGAACCCGCTGATCCAGCGGGCGATCATAACATTCTGCAAGATGAACACTCCGGGTTTTGCATCGCAGTATGACGCACTTAAGGCATCCTATGACGAGCAGAAGGCACAGCTGTCGATGCACACCGGGACGACCGACTGGGGGGAATAAGCCATGCCGGAGGGGCTGCTTACTTTTTACATACTCGAGAACAAGGCGCCGAACGGTGCTATGCCCGTCGAGAAGCTGGTCCCGGTCGGACAGGCATATTACTCCGAGAGGTCCGTCGGTGTTACCCGGCTTTACGCCGCAATGGGAGCGAATCAGAGGATCGACCTGTTCATCCGTGCGCATGGCCTTCTTGATCTGCCGAAGGTCGGACGGAAGCGGGCCGCGTATCTGATCCCGGAGGACGGCGAGCAGTACAGGATCTCCGCCGTGCAGAAGGTGCTCGGTGAGGATGCGGTCGATCTGACGCTTGAGAGATTGGAGGAGCTTTATGACGTCGATACAGAGTAAGGTCTCCAAGATCGCCCAGGCGCTCACCTCGATCGAGGGCCTCAATGTCTACCACTACTGGCGGACTAACGTAAAAGCCCCGTACTGCATCTATTACGAGATGGAGACGGTCGGGCAGGCGATGGACGGACATACCGGCGAGTACGGGATCGCGATCTATGTGGACTACTTCACGCGGGCCGAATATGATCCCAAAGTCGACCAGATCCAGGAGGCGCTGAATACTGTCGAAGGGTGCGCTTTCCACTACGAAGGCGCACAGTTCGAGGAGGACACTAGCCTCATTCATTCTTCCTGGGAGTGCGAGGTGATCTGATGGCGAGATACAAACCCATCATAGAGGGCTCGATCGATCTGCCGGAGCCGCAGTTCCTGAAGGCGGTGATCTATGACGGCGCTCATGTCGAGTATGAGGCGATCAAGAAGGGGATCGAGGGGCTGTCTGACCATGCAGTTACGGACTTCATGCGTCAGGCGCTGATCGATCACCTCGGTTCATCCAAGATCACTCCGGAGGCCGACGGATACGTCGAAGCCATTACCATGGCCGGATACATCACCGATCCGAACGGGCGCACCGTGCCGGCGGCGCTGGTCGCCCGGTCCATCAACGTCGGGACGAACCTCACAGCCCCGACGCGATTCATTAACAAGGCAGTCAGCGCAGCACGCCGACCTGCCGAGGAAGCTATGAGAGTTAAAGCAGAAGAAATTCTGAGAAAGGCAGGTAACTGATGGCAGCTGGAAGAGTTTTAACAGGCTTTTCGATGCCTTACGTCGCTACCTACAGCGCAAGCGGCACCACGGTCACATATACCGGCGTGTCGCAGCTGGCCCGCGGCGTGTCTGTTGCGCTGGCGATCGAGTCCGGCGACGGAACCAACTTTTATGCGGATAACGTAGCAGCCGAGGGAACCGGCGGAGTTTTCACCGGCGGCACAGTGACGCTCACCGTGGACGGTCTCAAGGATGCGGCCCGTGCCCTGATCGAGGGCCTTGCCTCTCCGACGTCCATCACGATCGGGACTGAGAGCGTAGACGTCTACTCCTACGACACGGATCAGGAGATCCCCTATGTGGGTATCGGATTCGTCTGCCGGTATATGGAGCAGGGCGCGACCTCTTATGTCCCGATGGTGCTGACCAAGTGCCAGTTCGACGTGGATGGTCTCGAGGCGGCTACTCAGGAAGAGAGCATCGACTTTCAGACTCAGGAGCTGACCGCAACTGTCATGCGTGACGACACCGCCAAGCATTCCTGGAGAAAGATCGCAGCCGCACAGGATACCGAGGCGGACGCTGTCGCGGTGGTCAGGGCGCTCCTGGGCGCTACGGCGTAAACCGGAGGACAAGATGACAATACACGGAAGGGAAGTAACTTTTAAGAAGACCGTCGGCGCTGCCTGCGCGATCGAGAAATTATCCGAGACCGCGGGCGGCGTCCGGGCGTACCTTAACAGTAAGACCTACTCAGAGCAGCAGGAGCACTGCGCCGCGTTCATGGAGGAACTCTCGAAGGGTGCAGAGGAAGCCCTGTTCTGGGAGGCTTACAACCGGGGCGAACAGTACCAGGTTAAACCGCTCACCTCGTCCGAGGCGCTGACTCTGGAGAATGCGGAGTTTAACGCTTTATTCGTCGAGGCTGTGGTCGCATGGCAGGGTGACGCTCCGGAGATCAAGGCAAAAGCCGAAAAAAAAGCGGACGCTCAGTAAATCTGAGCCTTCCGTGGTTTCTGTTTTACGGGCGGATGCTGAATATGAGCAGGCAGGAGATCCTGATCACTCCATACTCGGAGATGATCGACATGATCACCTGCCTGTCGATCTATAACGGCACCATGAGCCCGGACACAACTAAGACAGTATACGATTTTGATACCGCCATCCAGGCGGAGTAGGTGAGTTATGGCTGTAACGATCGGCGCAAAAATACAGCTGGAAGGTGAACGGGAATACAGGCAGGCGATGGCGAACATCACCCAGCAGCAGAAGACTCTGCAGGCTGAGCTGAAAGCCACACAGTCCGCATATGACGAGAACACCTCGGCGGAAAAGAAGCAGGCCGACGCGGCCAAAAACCTCAAGGCACAGATCGCCCTGCAGGAGGAGGCTGTCAAGCGTCTCCGGGATCAGGTCGACAAGAGCACCAAGGCCTCCGGAGCGAACAGCACCCAGACCGAGAAGCTGAAGCAGCAATACGCGGACGCCACGACCAAGCTCAACGAAATGAAGAAGAGCACGGTCGACGAGACCGGCGCGATCGAGGAGATGACCGGCGCGTCCGAGCAGGGCACGCAGAGCCTCGGATCTCTGGTCGAGCAGCTGGGACTTACCAAACTTGCGGCGGACGTTCTGAAGGCCGGCTTTGACTCACTGACGGAGACCATGGGACGCCTGGATGACATTGCCACACAGGCGGCTCAGTCCGGACTGGGGACGGACACGATCCAGGCGATCAACTACGCCTCCGATCAGATCGACGTCTCCGCTGACACCATCGTCGGCGCGATGACCAAGATGACAAACGCGATGGCGACCTCGCCGGAGAAGTTCGAAGCTCTGGGTGTCGCGATCACCAACGCCGACGGTTCGATGCGCGGCACGGAGGAGACCTTCTTCGCGGTCGCCCAGGCACTCTCCCAGATCACCAACGAGACGGAGCGCGACCAGGCCGCGATGCAGATCTTCGGCAAGGGCGCCAATGAGCTCGCCGGCATCATCGACGACGGCGGTCAGGCGTTCCAGGGATACGCACAGCAGGCCCGGGATCTCGGACTGATCCTGTCCGACGACCTGATCGGGAACGTCACCGCATCCGGGGACGCTATAGCAACGGCTAAAGCGGCATGGGATCAGGCGAAAGATATGTGGAACGCCCAGATCCTCGAAGCGTTCGCGCCTCTCCTGATCACTGTGGCGGACGGAGCTGTCCAGCTTGCCTCCGCATTCGCCCAGCTGCCGGAGCCGGTCAAGGTGGTGATCACTACCGTCACCGCGGCGGCTGCGGCATTCGTGGCACTGTCCAAGGGCATCGCGGCGCTCAAGACAATCTCTTCGATCACCGGCGTGATCACCGGCCTCTCCGGAGGTCTGGGAGGACTGGGAACAGCCGCAACGGCAGCAGGCGCTGGTCTCCAGGTGGCAGGTCCGGCAGCAGGCACGGCCGGAGCGGCATTCACCAAGGCAGCGCCTGGTATCCTGGCATTCGGTGCGGCTGTCGCCCTGGTCGGCGTCGGTATTGGTGCGGCCACGGCCGGCATCGGTTACATGATGGAGGGGATGGCGTCCTTCGGGAATGCCTCGGAGCAGATGGCGACCTACGGCGGAGACGCCGCTGCGGCGATCACTAAGATGGTGGGAGCCATGATGCAGAGCACTTCCGCTCTCGATCGGTTCAACAGCCAGATGACCGCCGGAGCCTCAAGCGCTGACCTGTACGCGGCAAGCCTGCAGAAGGTCGCACAGGCCGCGGCGTCCGTCGGTAACCGTGCAGGGTCCGGCAGGAGCTTCGGATCGACCAGCTGGCACGCCAACGCCATGAACTCCGGCATGATCCTCCGGGGTGCGACGATCTTCGGCATGGCCGGAGGACGCCTTCAGGGCGCCGGAGAGGTCGGCAGTGAGGTCGTGGTCGGTGCGTCCAGTCTCGCCGGGATGATCTCGCACTCCGTCCGGACAGCAATGGTTCCTGTCCTCGCGGCCGCAGGCAATACGACCTACGGAGGCAACACGATCAACGTGTACAGCCAGCCGGGGCAGAACGTCGCGGAGCTCGCGGATCTGGTGGCGGACCGGATTAACTATACGGTACAGCGGAGGTTAAACGGCAGAAGATGACAGGCAATCTTACTTTCGGCGGAATAAGCGCCGCGGATTACGGCATCAGCGTCGACTGCTCGCAGTCCTTCGCAACGCCGCAGAGGAGAGTCGAGACCGCGCAGGTGCTCGGGCGGAATGGGGACATAGTGATCTACGATCCGGGGACGTTCGACGACGTAGTGATCAGTTATCCCTGCTTTATTCCGTCCGACTTTACCAGCCGGTTCCCGGACTTTATGGCACACATCCATGCCAAACGTGGACGGCAGGCACTCAGGGACTCTGCTCACCCGGATCGTTATCGGACTGCAATCTTCCAGCAGGCGATCACGCCACAGACGGGAGCATATAACAAGTCCGGCGTGTTTACCCTGCAGTTTGCCTGCGGCCCGTGGTGGCTGGATTCCGGGATGACTCCGATCGACTATACGGAGAGCGGGACGATCATAAATCCGACTCAGTTCACGGCTAAACCTACGTATTATGTCGAAGGCACCGGTCGCATTTCATTCGGCTCCGGCACTCCGTACATGGAGATTACGACGTCCGGAACGACGATCAATGTGAGCAATAGGGAGGCAGACCACGCCTTCAGCGGCAGTTATGTATCACTGTCTCCCGGCACGGCATCTTTCACTCTCGACGAAGGGATCACGCTGTTCCGCGTGACGCCATACTGGTGGACTATATGATTCCTACACTCTGGGAACGCGTTAACTATATCACCGGATCAATTACTTGGACAAAGTTGGGGGCGCTGCGCGACGCGCTGTCCTGTATAGAGACGTCGTCAATTAACTCTGAATGGGAGCTGGTGATGGAGTATCCGATGAATGGACTCCACGCGAGCGATATCCAGCTTATGCGGTTAATATATGACGGATCGCAGAACTTTTATATTTACCGGATTGCAAAGAACGCCGCCGGACACACAATGACTGTTTATGGCAGACATCTTAACTATCTGCTGTCACTCATGCCGGCGTTACCTTTCAGAAATGCCAGCTGCTCACCGCAGACTTTCATCAGCACGCTTACGGTGCGTGGGCTGTTTAACATTACGTCTGAACTGACTGATACCAAGTCGGTCGACATGTTTAATGATAACGTCGGCCCTTCGTCCACCCGTGATTATATGTTTAACGACAAATATGGAATGCTGGGGGTGTACGGCGGTGAGTGGGTGTTCGACAATTTCAATTGCACGCTTAAAGCTAGAAAGGGAACGACCCAAAACATCACCATCCGATACGGCGTCGATTTGATCGACGCCCAACAGGAAGAGTGCATCGATAACATAATTACGCACATCGTTCCCTATGCCTATCTGACCAACGAGATCAAGGCCACGGTACAGTGCAAAGATGTGCGATATGAACAGTGGCAGTATAGGTTTACCAATTACACTTACTACACATACGGCAATACATATCCGACACGGAATGAGACGGTATCCAACACTCCGCATCTTTATATTTTCAGTGACAGCAGCGGAGACACCGGTACAGTATCGCTCACCGCTGTTACGGCAGGGTCTGGTCACATTTACACATTACCCGGTGCCAGCAGTTTACCGTTTCAGCACGTTGCGGCTGTCAACATTCTGGATGAAACGAACGATAACACGAAGCTGCTCAGCCTGAATTGGCAAAAAGTCGATACAACGGGGTCGGCGGTGCACCTGGTAAGCGGAGCCGTTTATGATGACGGAACCGACAATAGAAAAGATCTGACCTTTAATAATACCGACCAGTCCCTGCAGGCCACCGGCATGACGGTCTACTTTAAGAATCTGCGTACCTTGGCCGAGAGTTATGTCGCAGCTCATCCGGTAGAGTTCCCGGTCGACATTACTGTGAAATCCCTGCCGGAGTTCATGAGCGGTGTTCAGCTGGGTGATACGATCACGGTCGAGTATCCTGATTACGGGATCAGCACAGAGGCCGAGATCACCACAATGGAATATAACGTCCTGCAGGACAGGATCGAATCCTACACCCTCGGCAAAGGCCGCACATCCTTTGCTCAGACCATGCTCCACCAGGACAACAAGATTGAACGACTCGACGGTCTGGTGACCGCCAACAATCCTCTCAAAGGCATATAAGCCAGAAGGAGTATAAATGATCCCTTACAGAGAAATCACAATCGACCTGGTTCCCAGGCTCCTCCCTCCGGAACCGCTTCTGTCCGCAAGCCAGTACGACAACGGCCGTCCGGTGAAGGTCTACGTCCAGTACGACGGCACGGACTTCCCTCTGGGCTCCGGAGTCACTGCAAAGATCCAGGTGCGGAAACCGTCGGGTAAGGTTGTTATTGCCGACGCACAGGTGAGTACCGGCACGAACGTGATCACGTTTAATCTGCTCACTCAGATGACGGTAGAGTATGGACTGATCCCCATGGAACTCTCCCTGACCGGCGACGGACAGGAACCGATCGGGACGGCAAACTGGACGGCGTATATCGAGAAGTCTCCCGCGTCGGGATCTCCGAGTGATACCTGGGTGCAGGATCTGGATGAGAAAGTGCAGCAGGCGGTGGAAGCCGCCGAAGACGCAGAGCAGAACGCGCTGGATGCAGAGGCGTGGGCAGTAGGTCAGAGGAACGGGGAAGATGTCCCGGATGTCGATCCGACCTACGA